TAGGTAAGTCTCCATATGTCTTAATATAATCAGTAACAAATTTATATTCTCTTGTCGGTAACCAATGTTTCACATCTGGTGTTCTTTTACATACTTCAACTATTTTCTGTAAATGAGTTACGCTCTGTAAATCACCTGAATCGTGCCACCTAAAATAATTTTTATCTTTTTGGTTCCCTTGGTTCTGTATCAAATAAATCATAGCATTCACCCAAAGAATCTCTTTTAATTTAAGGGTCTTGGGTCGCAACTTATCTACGTGTTTATACCTGACATAATTACCCTTTAATGCATAACACCCTTCACATACAGAACCCTTTACATTTACTAGCTTTGATCCTGTTATACAATCTTTTGCTGACAAGTTAAAACTATATGACGGCATTTTTTCTGTATTACTTAAGCCACTGCCTATAATCTGCATAGCTGTTTTTTTATTCATAACATACCCCTATATTATTTTATTGTTTATATTACTTATACTAGGTAATAAAGAAAAGGTTCCCTTTATTTATTAGTAATACTTAATTAACGATTCACTAATGTTTTTTTGACACTCCCTAAATAAACAGCTTCTAAATTAAGAATATTATTTTCTCCATGAATATAAATCTCATAATTATTATTAGACTTGCAATAATAAACATCTACATCAAGTGTATCATCCATATTTAACCCTATTTTTTTAATATCAATAGGTTTGGGTGTATAATCATATTTAAAATACAGTCTTAAAGATTTCTCAATAGTATCTGAAATATCCTCATAACGATCTATAACAGAATTAATGTCTAAAATTGTTTCAACTTTACCATTATTTATTAAAAGTAATTGTTCCATTTTCATTTTATTATCCTTTTTGTTTGTTACTAATTACACGATTAATTGTTAAATATGTTCCAAATAAATTATAATAGAGTGTCTCATGCTGTGCATTGTCTCCGGTACATCTATTATATATTGAATTAATGTCATTATTATATACATACATATTAATTAATTACGCCCCTTTTTATAGTACTTTATATTAATAATAGTATTGCCCCCAATAAAATATAAATTATTTAATGATATATTATAAATTCCTGTAAGTTATTATATATTTGAAGTTACAAAGATTAATTATTTGATTTTAATTTATTTAATCAGAGTAAACCAAAAGCAAAAAGTCAACATGATTTTTACAACGTGATTTACGTTAGGGGGGTAGTATATGTGTAAACAAACAGAAACACACATACTAATATTTTTTTTTAAAATTTTTGGAAGTTTTGCTGAGCGGGTACTACTTTTACTAAGCGGATACTATATATACTATACTACTATATACTATATATACTATATTACTATATATACTATTATATACTATATATACTATATATATACTATATATACTATAGTACTATTATATAATTCAACCGCAAACTAAGAATTGTTAAATAAATTTATATTTAATTATATAGCGATGTCAAGTTTTTTTATTAAATTTAGTATATGATTTATAAAAGAAAGGTAAAAGGCATTGTACATAAAGCTTATGATACCAAAAAAGAATTTAGACAAGACCACCCTAACACCCCCATAGTATCCGATTGGCGTTTAGCAGAAGAAAATGACTGGTGTCATACGGATGATAGTAAGATTGTACAGATATTAAAAAGAGATTGTATTAAAAACAGATCAACTATATATGTAAGAACAATTATTGGAATGGCCTGTACGAGTGAAAGTGCGAAGTTACACGGTACAATCAAAGATAATATTTATCGTTTTACAAAAAAGACAACTTATCGTTCTTACAAAGATTCTAAGATGACGAGTAAAAAGAAGATATTTGCAAAATATATTGCTTACGGTATGAAACCAGAGGAAGCGTATAAAAAAGCATACCCAGATACAACAAGTGAAGAGTATATTAGGCAACGATCATTCGCATTATTGCAAAACAAAACAGTGAGGCAAGCAGTGGATAAGGAAGTAGAACAATTAATGTCAGAAGTGGGTATTACAAAACGATACCTACTTGAAAACACCAAAGATATTGTTGATAAACGGGACACAAAAGACAATGATAAACTTAGAGCGATAGAAACACTGATGAAAATATCAGGAATGCTTTCTACGGAGAAAAAAGTAGACTCTGTAGCTTTAATACAAGAGTTTACTGGTTTTACAAAAGAAAAATTAAAAGCATTTGAGCAAGGAATACTCCCTGAACCCCCCAAACAACTAGATGAGTAGTGATTTTAACATAACACCCCCGCCATCAGAGATGAAAAGGCGGGATACTATCCTTGCCAACTCTTATAAAAGTCTTATTTACTTTGGTAGGGCATTTTTACCTAACGATTTCTTAAACAAGTCAGCCTCTCCTCTCTTTCATTTTGACGTAGCAGATAAATTAACCACAACAAAGGCAGGAAGTCGTACTTGTATTATTATGCCTAGAGGTTTTGGCAAGTCTATACTTTCAAAAGCAGCGATTATGCACAAACTGGTTTTCGCTAGAGAAGACGAGCAGCATTTTATTGCATGGGTATCAGAAGAACAGAGTCAGTCTATTGATCATTTAAAGTATTTAAGAAATCATTTTGAAATGAACAAACGATTAAAATACTATTTTGGTAATTTAGATGGAGGTGCTGCAGGAAAGCGTTGGACTGAAAAAGATATTGTAACACCTAAAGGAGATCGCTTGATTGCTAAGGGAACTTCACAGCGTTTAAGGGGTCGTGCTGAGGTGGATGTTCGTTATACAGGTATTGTCCTTGATGACTTTGAATCAGAACTTAATACTAAAACGCCAGAAAGGCGTGCAGATATTAAGAAGTGGATCGTATCTACAGTATACCCTGCCTTAGAGGAAACTCCGGGCAAAGAGGGGTGGATATGGCTGTCTGGAACGATTGTACACTTTGATAGTTTCTTGCAAATGGTTGTAGATGGTTACAACAAAGCAAAAGAAGAAAATAGGAAGTATCCTTGGAGCGTTGTCTTTCATAGAGCTATTGAAAATAATCAGTCTATATGGCCAGAACAATTCTCTATGAAAAAGCTAGAGGGAAAGAAAAGAGAGTTTATCGAAGCAGGACTGGTTAATAAGTTTGCACAGGAATATATGAATGATGCGAGAGATATTACCAATGCATCGTTTAAGATAGATCGAATACAGTATTACAAAGGAAGGGTTGAAAATAAAGGAAAGTTTAATTATTTAATAGAAGGGGATAATGCAATCCCTATCAATGTTTACATTGGTGTTGACCTAGCAGCTACTGCTTCTGAGAACTCAGATTATCAAGTGATCTTAGTTATGGGCATAGACTCTAACAAAAATCGGTATGTATTAGAGTACTTTAGAGAGAGAATCCCTACGTTTGACGTTCCCAAACAAATAATCTCCTTGGCAAATAAGTACACTCCGGTAAGACGAGTGACGATTGAAACGGTAGCTGCACAGGAAATGGTAAGAGATATGGTGACCAGATTATCTGCATCTGAAAAAAGATTACTACCCGGAATCTTTAAGGGAGTCAAGCCACCAAATAGAATTAAAAAACAAGATAGACTAGAAACAACATTAGGCCCGATTGTTAATTCTAAAAAACTTTACATTCAAAGAGAGATGACAGAACTGGTTGATGAGTTCTTTGAGCATCCTAAACCAAGAAACGATGATGTTATGGATGCTTTATACTATGCAGACTACTTTGCCAAACCACCAAAGAGTGCCTCAACAAAACTAGAGTCACTTGAAGCAGAGGTCGATCAACCTATCCGTAAGATAACTAGAAGAGCCTACAACTGGATGAGTGGGGCAAGATTCTAAATAATTATTGTACTTGTCATATTTTATGTTTAACATAACATAGCTAAATACAATTATGCCTAGATACTCTAATCGATCAAAATCAAGACTTGCTACTTGCGATCAAAAGCTGCAAGATGTATTTAATGAAGTAATTAAGTACGTTGACTGTAGTATTTTAGAGGGGCATAGAGGAAAGGAAAGACAAAATGATTTATTTAATAAAGGTCGTACTAAGGTTAAGTATCCTAATGGCCGCCATAATGCTAGCCCTTCTAAAGCCGTTGACGTTACCCCTTATCCTGTCAATTGGGAGGATAGAGAACGTCAAACACTTTTTGCTGGCTTCGTTCTTGGTATTGCCCGTGGTATGGGTATTAAGTTAAGATGGGGTGGTAATTGGGATATGTACGAAGAAAAAGGAAGGTGGGAAGTTAAAGATAACCGCTTTGATGACTTTCCTCACTTTGAGATAAAAGAGTAATGACAGACACAAGGCCTGCAAAAATACCGAAAAACTCTTTTATAATGAATTATCAAAGCTCTAGGATGTATCCGCAACTAGAGTCTTTAGCAAGAAAATACAGTGCGGATAAAAAAGATATGGCAAATAGCCAAAATGTAATACTAACAAATGGTGAGATTTATTTTCCGCCAGATGCAGTTGAAGCTATAGGAGTTGAGAAATTGGAATTTATGAATAACAAATCAAAAGGTGGGGCTCACGATGCTATTAATAATGAAATGGCAATGAACCTATTAAAAAGTATAAAGCCTATGTATGGTGGTGGTATGGTTAATCCTTCTATGAAGCCAATGGGTACAGGTGGCATGGTTGATGCTTATGCTGGTGGTGGAATGGTAATGAACAGATATGGTGATGGTGGAATGGTAAAAAACAAGATGATGGCATATGGTGATGGCGGCATGGTTAAAAATAAAATGATGAGTTATAGACATGGCGGTATGGTCAAAGATAAAATGATGATGATGCAAGACGGTGGACAGTTAAAACCAGTGCCAAAAGACAACCCCGGTTTAGGCAAGTTACCAGAAATGGTTCGTAATCGTATGGGCTATATGCAAGATGGTGGCATGGTAGACAATTCACTTATGGGTATGATGGGCGGTGGTATGGCTATGAAGAAAAAAAGAATGATGTCTTATCAAGATGGTGGTATGATAGGGCCATTTCCAGATCCACAGATGTTTGCCGATGAACAAAATCGTCAATTAGAACAAAGTATTGATCAAAGAATGGCCAATCCTAATGTTTATAGAGGTAGTGTTTTAGGAGCTGTTAGAGATACTACTATGATGTTACAAGACAGTATAGATCAAGATACAGAGAATAAAGCTTTAAAAACACTAGAATTGATGAGGTTGAAAGGTATGCTTAGTGACTCAGAAAGTGTAGAGATGCAAGCACCACCTATGCCGAATACTACGATGGCCGATTCGATGAGAATGAGAGACTTATTAGAGTTTGTAAAGATGCAAAGCATGATGAGAGGTATGCCTGCAGTAAGGCAAGGTATGGGTTCTGAATCAATGGAGATGCCTAGATAAAATGGAGCAAGATAAAAGAGCTTTATACAACGATGAGCTTTACAGGCAGTGGAGAGATGCTCGATCTGACTGGGATACGGAAGCTCGTAGAGATATTGACTTTTATTTGGGTAATCATTTTACCCAAGATGAATCCGATGAGCTTGCTTCTAGAAATCAAGCAGATATACCAATGGATCGTGTTTCATCTGCTATTGAAAAATTTAAAGCTGTTTTAACTTCCAGACCTCCTGCATTTACAATCACCCCTAGAGAAGATTCTGATGTGCAAGTTGCTACGTTGTGGCGTAGTATTATGAATTATATATGGGAAACATCAGATGGTGATTGGCAAATGAAACAAGCCATACAAGATTATGCAACAACAGGTATGGGTTATTTATATGCTTATATTGATAGAGAGTCAGATTTTGGTAGAGGTGATGTCAGGTTCACTTATATAGATCCTTTTAGGGTTTATGCATCCCCCAGTTCTAGAAATAGATGGTTTAGCGACTCAGATGGTCTTATCCTTTCCACCATCCTCACGGGAGAACAAGCCGTCAACCTCTACCCTGAATTAGGAGATCGTATTGATCCAATTACCGGAGAGGAGATAAAAGGTCTTATCCACGATATATCAGGATTTACCTATGATGAAGAAGATTATCCTTCTTCTCAAAATAGAAACAGTATGAAGGTATTTACACCTGCTGATGTTAAGGATAAAGATTACTTTGAATCTAAAAAGTATCAGGTGTTAGAAAGATTTTATAAAGTAAAAGTTCCTTTTTACAGGGTGATTAATCGTAAGACTCAAGAAGAAGATATATTATCTCAAGAAGAATACGCTGTTTTCTACAAGGAAAACGTAGAAGCATTTGAGATACAAGCTTATACAGCGATAGAAGTATTACAAACAAGAGTAAAGGTTTGTGCATCTATGGGAGAAGTTGTGCTATATGAACAAATACTAAACACTGATGAATATCCTATTGTACCTTTACCTAATATTTGGACAGGAACACCTTATCCAAAGAGCGATGTTTCTAGAGCCAGACCAATGCAAAGACTCCTAAATAAGCTATGGTCATTGGCTTTGTCACACGCTCAAGCTTCTGCTGGATTAAAACTGCTGGTTCCTTTAGGTAGTGTTGAGGATTTATCTCAGCTAGAAAAAGACTGGGCAAATCCAAATGCAGTCATTGAAGTTGATTCTTCACAAGGAGAACCACACTATCCTGCTCCTCAGCCATTAGCTGGTGAGTTTTATCGATTAATACAACAGTCAGAGTTTTATATAGATTTTATATTTGGATTGCCAGAAATGATGCATGGCTTTGCTGATAAAGCTCCAGATACAGTTAGAGCAACAGAGCGTATGATTGCTCTTGGAAGTGAAAGACCAAAATCTAAATTAAGAGATATTGAGTTTAGTATTAACAAGTTAGGTAAAGTCCTTTATAATTTATCAAAAGGTCATTACACCTATAAAAAGATTTTTAGATTAGCTCAACCGAATAATAATATTACAGAGGTTATGGCTAATTTTTATACAGATGTCAGTCAAGCGGTATTAGATTTGAAAAAAGAAAGACATATGTTAGATAAACACGATGTAAGAATTGAGCCCGGATCAACGATGCCTTCTAGTAAATATGCTGAGTTAGCAGTGTATCTAGAAGCATTTCAATTAGGAATTGTTGATCGTTATGAGGTGTTAAAGAAAAATCCAGAGCTATTTGATAAAGAAGGTATTATGAGACGTACTGAAGAAAAACAATTAATGAGTCAACAGATACAAGCATTAGAAGCTCAGATAAAGAATTTGCAAGGTGACTTGCAGACAGCACAAAGAGAATCTGTTAGTGATAGAAAAAGAGTGGAGGTTGAGAAGTTTAAATCTAGACTTTCTGAAGTTTCCTCTGAGTCAAAAGCAGATAGAAGGGTGCAACGTAGTAAACTAGAAAACGAGGTGAAGCTCGAGGTGGAGAAATTAGCGAATAATCTCAAGGATCTTGAGAGGAAAACTGGTTCCGCTCCGAAGGCCTAACAAGAGACATCTAAAGGAGAGTTTTATGTCTACAACAGAACAACAGGAAGTGAATGTCCCTATCGAACAGCCCGCT